CCCGACGATCAAGCGATTGCTGCTCTACCACAACACCGATTGGGAGCCGGAGGGACATGCCATCCTGATCGGGCCGCAGGTCGAGCGCACCGAAATATCGATGCCGCATCTTTCCGTCTGCTACAGCGAGATGCTGCACTTGAAGACGCTGGCCGCGATCGACCGGTTATTCCACTGAAAGATATCCACACCCCTGCTTGACGCCTCCTTCAAGGCGTGCCTATCGTATTAGGTACGTTATAGGAGGGATTCGGGCCATGATCACAACCATGCTGTTGATGTTGCTGGCGTTTGCGTCCCTGGGCATCTTTGCCGGCGTGTTCATGCTGCAGGCGGTGCGGCGTGTCGGCGGCATCAAGGCTCCCAGGCGGAGGCCGTTTTGACCGTCGTCGCCTATGCCCGCGTCTCCACCATCGACCAAGACCCGCGGCTGCAGATCGACGCACTGATGGAGGAAGGCTATGACAAGGCTTTTACCGACAAGGCTTCAGGCGCAGATCGCGACCGACCCGAACTGGCGAAAGCGCTTGCCTATCTTGGCCATGGTGACGTGCTCTTATTCTGGAAACTTGATCGGCTGGCGCGTTCCACGGTGCAGCTTGGCGAAATCGCCGAAACCGTCCGGTCCAAAGGCGCCCACCTCAAATGCCTGACCCAGCCGATCGACACCACGGCGCCGACCGGGAAATTGATGTTCAACGTGCTGGCGTGCATGGGCGAGTTCGAGCGCGACATCATCGTGGAACGGACCAGGGCGGGGCTGGCTGCAGCCAAGGCACGCGGGCGGGTCGGCGGCTGGAAGAAGGGCAAGAAACGGGGGCCGATGAAGCGGATACTGGAGGCACGGATATGACCTCTAAACTGGAGCACTGGATCGTGCGGCAAATCTACTACCGCCACATTAACATTCTCGGCTGGCCAACGAGGCGGCAGCGCGCGGTGTGGTGGCTGTACGAATGGAAATATTTGGAGAAGTGGCGCGACGTGGCGATCGCGATCGATCGGCTGGTCGTCGCACAGGAGAAGTGGCTAGGGGCGCTGGAGAAAAAACCGTGAGGCGCTGGCTCGCCTTCCTGCTCGGCTTCACCTTGATGTGGGGCTATCTCGGCACGCGCTATGCGCTCTCCCATGAGGACTACACCAAGGCCTGCTGCGGCGACAAGGACTGCCACCCGGTGCCATGCGAGGAGGTCAGGAGCGATGGCATGTCGTGGAAATGGAAAAACTACTCGATCGAGAAGTGGCGAGCGCTGCCGTCCACTGACGGCGGCTGCCATGTCTGCATCAACAACAACGTCATGACGAGCACGATGATCTGCATTTATCTCGGAGGCGGCGTATGAACTACACACCGGAATTGCGTTACGAGTTGCGGACATTGGCGCGGATTTATCGGAAGGCAGACCGTGAAGGCTGGGATAATCTGCGCGAACGCGCGTATAATCTGGCCACCCGCACGATTGATGAAATGGGCATCCCCTGCTTCAACCAGCGCCTGTTCCTGTACGGCTATGGGTTAGATGACTGACATCAACATCACCGAGGGCCACGACGCCTTCACCGTCGAGTACCAGGGCGTCGCGCCGTTCCCAACGGAGAGGTTTCTGCATTTCCTTAGCCACCTCAAGGTACAGAGCAAGGACTTTGGCTTGGTCCCATTCAAAATGTTGGGGTCGCAGCGCTATATCCTGAAGGAGATCGAAGAAGGTCTTGCCCGCGGGATAACAACCTTCGTGATTCTCAAGGCTCGGCAGTTGGGAAGTTCTACCTTCTTCCTGGCCTTGGATATGTTTTGGGCGTTCCAATACAAGGGCCTGCTCGGCTGCTTCATCACCCACAAGGAGGAGGCCAGGGATGACTTTCGATCAACGGTCGAGGTTTTTTTTGCAGAAACTCCGGCAAAATACCGCATCAACTATGTTCGTCACAATCGCAACCTTCTCATCCTCAAGAACGCGTCGAAATTCCGGTATCTTATTGCGGGCACGTCCGAGGTTCGTAAGGGCGGGCTGGGTCGTGGCGGTGCCGCAAACTTTGTACACGCTACTGAGTGCGCGTTTTACGGCAACGGTGACGACCTGGCAGAGTTTCGGTCGCAAACGTCCTCGCTCTATCCGCATCGTCTGCAAATCTATGAGACGACGGCCAACGGGTTTAATCATTTCTGGGACATGTGGGAAGGCGCGCGAGACGACCCGACCAAGAAAACCATCTTCGTCGGCTGGTGGCGCGACGAGCGCAACGCGATCCCCGTCAACCATCCATTCTTTGAAAGCTACATGCCGGACGGCATCAAGTCCGTGCTTTCTCCCTTGGAAAAGCGCCGGGTCAGGGAGGTACGCGAAAGCTATTCCTTCGATATCTCTCTACAGCAGATTGCCTGGTACCGCTGGCACCTCGCCGCGGAAAAAGACTCCGACCAGAGCATGATGGACCAGGAATACCCATGGACCGAAGGCGACGCCTTTGTCGCCACCGGATCGAAGTTCTTCACCGTCGAGGCCATGACCGAATGTATGCGCAAGGCCAAGAAGGAAATGTTCCAGACCTTCCGATACAAGCTCGGCATGAAGTTCGAGGAAACCGATATCAGGCAGGTGCGCGATGTCAGAGCAGAACTGCGAATCTACGACGACGCGTCTCGATTTGGATACTATGTGCTTGGATGTGATCCTGCCTATGGATCAAGCGACGAAGCTGATCGAAGCGTTATCTCGATCTGGCGTTGCTACGCTGACTGTCTCGTTCAGGTTGCCGAATACTGCTCCACCACTCCGTCGACTTACCAATGCGCTTGGGTACTTGCACATCTGGCTGGGTACTATGGCGTCACCTTCCTGATGCCGATCCTGGAAATGAACGGGCCGGGCCAGGCGGTGTTCGACGAACTGGAAAAGGTGCGGCGCTTTGCTTCCGAGATCAGGCCGCACGACGAGAACTACCATATTCGCAACATCCTCTCCAACATGCGGCACTACTTCTACAAGCGCATGGACAACCCCGGCGGCGGCGAACTGTTGTACCAGTGGAAGACCACCCACGACCTCAAGACAAGGGCGATGAACCAGATGAAGAACGGCATCGAGTTGGGCCGCATGATCCCGCGCTCGATCCCGCTATTGGAAGAGATGCGCCAGATCACCAACGAGGGCGGCGTCGTCGGTGCCGCGTCGGGCCGCAAGGACGACCGGGTAATGGCAGCGGCGCTGGCCTATCAGGCCTGGAACACCTGGGTGCAGCCCAAGGTCAAGGCGCTCGGCCTGACCCTGGAGAAATCGCTCGACATCGAGAAGAAGGGCGGCACCCCGCCGCTCGATCGCGTCGTGATGGGCTATCTGAAGCGCGCCAACATCTCTCTGGCGCAGTCATGATGACCTTGGATGAACTGATCAAAATCAAGAGAGCCTTGGAGCGAGCCGAGGGCTACGTTAACGCCGCCGCATGGAAGGAAACCAGCGAGCCGCCGCATGGAATTGGGCAAGCCTGCAAAGACAGAGTTTCAGTCAGGGAGGCCCTTGCATCGCTACAGCGTGCCTGTTCCGGGCAAGAATAGCACTGGAACTTTCCCAGCTTTGGTGTATTCATACCCATGTGAGGTGATGCGCATGGGTTGTTTCTCACTCGGTTTCTGGGAAAACGTCTGTATCCTGATCGTGATCATCATCGCGCTCTGGTCGCTGATCCAGTTGCTGCTGCCTTACATCATGCAATTCCTGCCCGGCATCGTGGTCGCGATCATCCGCATCGTAATCTGGGCGATCATCGCCATCATCTGCATCAAGATCATCTTCGATCTGTTGTCTTGCCTGCTCGGCGCCGGAGGCAGCCTGGGACACGGCGGCATCTTTCACTGAGACGCCACACGGATCGTCTATAGAAGAACTGCCGCCTTATCCGCCGCCGCCGCCCTCGATCTGCAGGGGATGCTAGACAATGGATGAAACGAAGATATACGGAGACTTGAACTCATACGGTAACAGAAACCCGTGGGATGGTGCCCCTCACTGGTCGCTCGAACTACGCTTTATGATGGGCATTATTCTCGTTAATCAGGAGCAACTCATGGCCCTCTCAGACGATCTCAACAACGCCGTCACCGCACTAACTACCGGCTTTGCCGCGCTCGACGCCGCGGTCACCACCGAACTGACCGCGATCACCACCGCGCTCGCCAACCAGGCCGACCCGGCGATCACCGCCGCCGTGGCCCAGAGCGTGTCCAACATCGGCACCATCACCTCCAAGATGGCTTCCGACGCCGCCGCGCTGACCGCCTCGATCCCGGCCGCCACCACGGTGCCGCCGCCCCCGCCGCCCCCGCCGCCCGTGGTGCCACCGACCGTGACGCCGCCGGTGATCGCAGTGCCGCCGGTGACCGATCCCAACGCTACGCCGCCGTCGACCCCGCCGGTCTCGGCCTCGACCAAGAAAGCGAAGTAAGCATTGCCTTGCGCGGGCGGTGGACATAGGTTTGCGCCCATGTCCATCCTCCGTTCCTGGATTTGCCAGAACCAGCGCTGCGAGGCCTGGTTCGACTCGTATGAACCGAACCCCGCCTGCCCCACCTGCCGGTGCGTTCGGACCTCCTGGCGCCCTGCCGGTGGACACATCGGCAACGGCGCCAAGGGGGCCGACGCGGAATTGCGTGCGTTGGCCGACATCTTCAAACTCCCCGATCTGAATTCGGCGGAACGAGGCCGCGGCGCCAAGAAGGTCAATATCCCTGCCGCACCGCCGCCCTCGCCCGCCAACGTCCACAATTTCGGTAATGGCTTCATGGCCGCGATCGACCCATCGCAAGGCGCACAGTGCGTGCCGACGGCGAACAAGGTCGACTTCAAGGTCAAGGCGGCACCCGGCACCGCACTGCAGCGGAATTCCGCCTATCCCGAGATGCGATCCAACACCGCGATCGAGGCGAGGCACAAGCCGTGATCAGCCGACTTCCAATTCGAGGATTTGCGTTCCTCCTGGCTCATCGACGCTGGGGGGGTGTGGTGGTGGTCTTGCGGCCAAAATTCCATATGCAGTGGGTGCCGCTCGATGGATATTTTCGGGCGCCCTCCTGGGTAAGGTATCTGGAATGATCATCCCGCACGACCAGGAACGCCGCGATGAGTTCGTGCAATGGGTAGTCGACACCTGCATGGACTCCAAGAAGGACCGCAAGGATTTGTACGACCGCCGCCGCCAGTTCTTTCTGTATGGCGGCGAAGACCCGGATCAAGTGATCTACAACCGGATCGAAAGCCATCTCGACCTGGTGGCCTCGTTCCTCTACTCGCCGGACCACGCCACCTTCTCCTTGAGTGCGCCGCTCAACTCCAAGGACGACGTGGTCAAGCAGTACATGAGCGCGCAGGACAGTTTCAACAACGACTTCCGCGACGCCGGCATGTTCGACTTCTTCGGCGACGCGCTGATCGGGGCGCTGGAATTTGACAGCGTGATCCTCAAAAGCGGCTGGAGCGATGTCAACGACGACCCGACCTGCAAGCTGATCATGCCGTGGCAATTCGGAGTGTTCGCCGAGGAAATCACCGAACTGGAAAGCCAGCAGGCGTTCTGTCACTGCTACCATATCGACTACGACAACGCCTGCCAGCGGTTGACCCGCGCCGGGCTCGCCGATCGGATCGACAAACTGTCGGTGGTCAACACGCCGTACGAATCACCGTTCCCCGAACTGATCACACGGATGATCATCTCGTCGACCGGCGGCGAAAACATCGGCGGTCCGATGAGCGGATCGGTCAACCCGACCTACACGGCGCGCGCCTCGTATCACGCCAAGGTCGATCGCCCGCTGGTGGAATTTGCCGAGGTCACGATCTGGGACGACGAATGCGAGGACTACCGGGTGTTCTGGGTGGTGACGCCGGGCATCGTGATAAGCGACTCCAAGAAGACCGTCGAGGCGCTGAAGAACGCCGGCAAGTTCAAGGGACTGCGCAAGCAGCAGGAACAATTTTATAATACCAAGTGCAACCCGTTCCTCCCGCGGGAACACCCCTATACGCTGGTGCGGCCCTACTCGATCTACGAGTATTTCTGGGGCAAGGCGCACATCGAAAGCCTGATCCCGCTGCAGCAATGGTCGAACGAACGGCTCGACCAGATACATGACATCCTGGAGAAACAGGCCTACCCGCCGCGGGTAGGAAGTGGCTTCATGGGCTTAAGCGACGAGAAGATGGACGCGTTCGGCGGCGCTGACAGTTGGGTGATGGACCAATTGCCGCAGGCTGCGATCAAGGAACTGTACCCGGAGATGCCACCCGACATCTTCGCCGACTACATGCAGATCGGGCAATTGTTCATGGAAGCCAGTGGATTAACGGAGGTGGTGCAGGGCAAGGGCACCGCGGGCGTGCGCTCCAAGGAACACGCCAAGCAGCTCGCCACCACCGGCGCCGGACGGATCAAGAAGACCGCGCTGAAACTGGAAGGCCCGCTGGTGCGGCTCGGCGACCTGACTTTCAAGCTGCACATGCGCAACGACGACAACCCGATCGATCCCGATCCCAAGGAGGACGGCAAGTCGGGCGATCCGTTCTACTACGCCAACATGAGCGAGGAGTATTCCCTTCGAATCGCCGGGCATTCGCACTCGCCGCTCTATGCCGACGATTCGAAGGAACTCGCCGCCTTCCTGTTCAAGGCCCAGGCGATCGATGCGGAAGGATTGCTGCGTCTGCTCAATCCGCCTGATAGAGATAACCTTATCCATAGCTTACGCGCGCGCGCCAAGAAGAAGGCGCAGGCCGACATGATGAAGATGAAGATGGGCATTCCGCCGGACGGGGTGAAACCAGCGAAGGGAAACGGAAAGGGAGCGCATGTATAATTCGAGGATTTGTCCGGTCTGCTACGGATGCGGTCACACCTCGCGCGGGATATTAGGCGAGGAACTGCCGCAACCGACCTTTGTGGGCAACAGCAGTTCGCCAATTGACCTCTGGCATAAATGCAGCCGTTGCCTCGGCGTCGGTCTGGTGTTAGCATCACCTCGCGTAGAAACGGGCGTTTCAGGCCTCCCCACCTGATTACGACCGCCCTTCCAACCAAGGAAAGGAGCATACCATGGCCAAGCGAAGACATCGCCGCGGTGGACGTAAGCACCGCCGGAAGTAAACCCCTAACCAAGGGATCGCCAGTACTCGTGTGAAAACACCCCGCGCCCTCACACCGCGGGGTGTTTGTTTGCTTGCCATTGACGGCAACAGTTAAAGCGGCGTATCAATTGCGCCATGGAAGCACCTGGCGCACCTGGAGCACCAATGGCACCACCACCGGCACCTCCCGGTGGTCCGTCGATGCCGGGGTCTCCAGTCGGCGGCCCAGGAGGGCCGGGCGGCTCGCCGGTGCTCTCGCCCGGTGGCGGTGCCGGCAACAAGGCCGCAGGCATCCAGTCAGTTAAAAGCGCGATGCCGATGCTGCTCAAGGCCAGCATGGCGTTCCCGTTCGGATCGAAAGAAACCAACGCGCTGCTCGAAGCAATGCGCGAACTCAACAAGGTATTCGGCAAGGCAGAAGGCGACAACATGGTCCCGGCGGGCCTTGCCCAGATGGCGATGGCCAACAAAAAGGGACCGCTCAGTGCAGCCCCGCCGCCGGGCATTGTTTCCAACAACACCCCGCCGCCCGGCATGGGCGGTGGCGCAGAGGGAGAAGCAGCGTGACAGAATATCTCAGGCCGAAGGTGAAGACCGGCAACTTGCGCACCCGCCGCATGGAAGACGGCATCTTCCGCAACCCGCCCGAATACACCGCCCTCGGCGGCTTCACCTCATCGGAAAAGCTGACCTCGCCGTCCGGTGAGCGCTACAAGACCGGCTCGCCGACGCTGGAGCGCGGTGGACCCTCGGCCCAACGTGGAAAGCCAATTTAGGTGACCGACACCCACCAGGCGCCGCCCACCGACGAACTCAGGGAATTGTTCCTGAAGCTGGCGCACGACAAGAAGACCCGCAAAACCATTGCCAAGGCGATTCGGGAAATCGCGCCGGACAGTAAACACGCCGCCGCGTTCGCCGATGTCGACGTCGAGGACAGGTTCGAAGCCTTCAAGCGCGAGCAGGAAGAGGCGGCGGTCAAACGCCAGCAGGACGAAATGCTGGCGCAGATGAACGCCAAGCGCACCCGGCTTCTCAATGGCGATTCGTCGGGACGGAAATACTCCGAGGATGATGTCACAAAGATCGAGGCGTTGATGCAGAAGAAGGGCATCAGCGACTACGAGGACGGCGCCACGCTGTACGCCGCGACGCTGCCGCCTCACGAGCCAAATCTGGACAATGAGCCGCCGCAGCACGGCGCCACCTGGGAAATGCCTGAATTCGCCAAGTTCGGACCCGATCCGACCAAGGCGGCGCGCGATACTGCGCATCAGGTGATCGGCGAATTCATGCGGAAGAAACGCTAACGCGTTGAAAGGATTGAGAAATGCCCCAATTCGGCAGTGGCGTGATCCCCGCAAGTGGTGCCATAGCATCAGAACTATCCTCGGTTGTACGGCGCGCCTACATGCCCAGGGTCTACGTCCAACTGTGGAAATCCGCGCCGCTGATCGCTGCGCTGTTGTCCTCGGCGCAGGTGGCGACCGGCGGTCTGTCGCCGATCACGGCTCCCTTGCAGGGCGCGCCGATGGTGTCGGGCCAGTGGGTCGACTACTCCGGTTCGTTCCAGCAGCCCGGCGTGCAGCCCGGCATCCAGAACGCCGAGTTCAATTTGAAGGCCTTCGTCACCACGATCCCGTTCCTCGGGATGGAAGGCCTGGTGCAACTGGATTACTCGGTCGTCCCCCTGATCGAAGCGAGGATGAATGATAGTACCAACGTCACCATTGATACCTTTGCAACCGCTCTCTTTAACAATGTATCTAACCAGCAACAATTGGTTGGCCTGCCCGCGGCCATTGACGACGGTACGTTCTCAGCGACGTATGGCGGCGTCTCTCGCACGACGAACGCCTTCTGGAAATCCACCTACGTCCACGGCACCGGCACCACCACCCCGACCCGCAACCTGATGCTGCAGTATATCGCCCAGGTCTCTAAGACCACGGGCGAGATGCCGACCTTGGGCATCATGGGTTTCGGCACCTGGACCCTGCTGGCGCAGGATTTCACCAGCCAGGAACGCTACAACATCACACCGTCCAGCGCGTTCGGCGCCGACACCAAGGTGCAGTCGCTGTTCCGTGCACTGGATGTCGCCGGCGTGCCGTTCTACGCCGACCCGTATTGCCCGGAGGGGACGCTGTACCTCGTCAACAACAACTACCTCAGTCTGTTCCTGCATGAGCGCGCCGCGTTCTCCTTCACCGGCTTCGAGTCGACGCTGCCGAACAACCAGTTGGGGTATATCGGCGCCATCCTGTCGCTTCTCGAACTGGTCGACGTGAAGTGCAAGGCGCACGGCAAGTTCGACGGTCTCGCGTTCCTGAACATCTAAAGGCGCACACATGGCACAAGTCCGCGGCAATTTTCCTTATCCGACCGCCCAGCCCTCGGAAGGCATGGTGCAGATCACGCTCGGCACCGGCGGTACCTGGTATCTGCCCTCGGGCGAATGGCTGTGCAACGTGCCGGCCAACATGGCGTTGCAATGGTGGAACCCGATCTCCACCGCCTGGCAGACCATCGCCAGCGCGAGCGACTTCATCTCGTCGGACGGCACCAACATCCGCCTCTTGAACACCACCGGCATCGTCCAGGTCGCATCGTTCGCGGCCGGCACCACCGGTACCAACGGCATCGGCACCGCCGGGTCCGGCGTGCTGTCGATCATCGCCTCCAACACCACGGGCGGCGTGCAGGCTACCGGCTACGTCATCGTCGGCGGCTCGGTTGCCGCTCCAACCATTACCCAGGCAGGAAGTGGCTTCCTGGTGCCGCCGCTACTGTGCTGCGACCCGCCACCGACCGGCGGCATCCAGGCCACGGCCGTTGCTGCGCTTTCGGCCACCGGCACCATCGCCTCGGTCACCATGGTCAATGTCGGCGCCGGCTATCCGGTGTCGCCGAACTGGTACGTGATCCCGCAGCCGGCCTACTACACCGGCGGGCCGTCGGGTGGTGGCACCTTCGCCGCCGCGGCCTATCCGCCGCCGGGCCTGGTGTTCCCGACCAACGCCGTTCCGGGCAACCAGAATACCAGCGCCGTCGGCGTGCAGTTGACCCCGACCGCCCTGACCGGCTCGGCCACCGTCACCGGCGTCGTCATCGTCAACAACGGCTCGGGCTATACCGGCACCCCGACCGGGACCATCACCGGTGTCGGCGCCGCCACCGTCACCATGTCGGCGGTCACCGCCGCTGCCAACGCCACCGCTGCATTCCAGCCGCGTGTTCAATAACTAGTTGAAAAGACTGATGAAAGAGAGATCATACCACGCCGAGTACCAAGCCAAATACATGGCGAGGATCAGATCGTCTGAAGATCATAGAATGATCTACTTGAAGCAAAGCTGGCATTGGCAAAAGGCGCGAGCCAAAAGGCGTGGCATTGAGTTTCTGCTGACGTTTGAAGAGTGGTTGAAACTGTGGGAAGAGTCCGGCCATCTCCATGAGCGGGGCCGGTTGAAACACCAATACTGTATGGCGCGGAATGGCGATTGCGGTGCCTACGCTGTCGGGAATGTTTCGATCATGACGGTTGGAGAAAATGTCAGAGGCCAGAAACACCCATGGCTTGGCCGCAAGCTGACTGATGAACATAAGGCTAAGCTGTCCGCCGGTATGCTCGGAAACCGTAACGGTTTCCGCCGTCAATCGACTGCGATGTTAGGAGCCTGACCATGCCCACCAAGCCGACCTACACCATGAAGCCGGAAACCAAAGTCGTATCGGTGACACTGCTGCCGACCGGCCGGGTGCTGATGGCGACCGAAAGCCATCTCTATGAACTGGACGGCGCCAACATCTGGCAGCCGATGAAGTTCGGCATTCCGGTCGAACCGGAGCCGATTCCCGATCCGGTGGCAGAGTCCGCCGCGGCCAAGCCCGGCCTGTTCGGCACCCCGCATCCGGTGACGTCATGAAGTATGTTTCGTTCTCCACCTGGGTGATGCTGTCGCTGCTGGCTGGCGGGCTCGCTGGCCTCGGATACCGCGCAGCCCATGCCCAGAGCACCGTGCTGTCGCCAGTCACTACCACGGTCAGCGTCACGGCCTCTGCCTCGTTGGCGGCGCTGCCGGCCAACCCGACCCGCAAGGCGCTGACGATCTGCAACGGCAGTGCCACCCTGATCGTCACCTTCACCACCGGCAGCGTCACCCCGGTGTCGTTGACCACCGGCGTCGTGCTGCCGACCGGCAACCTGGTGACATCCTGCTACACCATCGGCACGCCCGGCCTCGCCTCCGGCGGCGGCGTCGGTGCCGCCATCAACGTCATCGCTAACGGCGCTGGCCCGACCAACGTCACCTTTCTGGAATATTTCTGATGGCTGAAAAGTACGGCTCCAAGGGCGAACTCTACAGCGTCAACCAGCGCATCCGCGGCGGCGCCTTTGTTGACCGCCTCAATCCGGCGATCGTGTCATCGCATATCGATGCAGACATCGGCGCCAAGCATCTGCCGATGCCGATGGTGCGATCCACCTTCGCCCGCAAGGCGGTGCCGGAGCAGGACCGCCAGCGCCGAAGCCGGATCGAGATTCGCAATCCGAAATTCGGCCGGGGATTTGAGAAATGAACGACGAGAAGTATCGCATCCATTACGTTCGGGTCACCAACAAGGGAGACACCGACTTCACCGACATGTTCGACGGCGTTCCGGTGACCATCGTGTCCAAGGAGTCGACCAACATGGAGCCGGACATGGCCGGCCACCTGTTCGGCTACCGCGACGGTGCCAGCAGGGAAGAGATGTTCAAATACACCGCTAAACGTCAGGGCTGGAACACGCCGGCGCATCTGGTGAGGACCAAGGGTAAGACCGAGGCGGAGCGGCTGTTCGACCAGTTCGACATCGCGCAGGTGACCTACCGCATGGTCGAGGACACCCCCGATCTCAACGCGCCGATCCCGGCCGATGCAGAAGTCCCGACCGAACCTTTAAAGGACGGCGAACTGCCGGCGCTGCCGCAGCGACCCACACGACGAGGGGCGGCGTGATGAATGCTGCTATCCGATTACATCACGCAAGTGCAGTTTCTGGTCCACGACCAGACCAACGCTGATTTTACCCAGTCTGAGCTGACCGCCGCCATCAACAACGCCCGCACCGTGGTGGGCGAGGATTTCCAGTGCGTGCGCCAGACCTACCTGTCGGCGCCAAACAACGCGCCGAACAACAGCGCCTATAACCCGGTCTCGGTAATCCCGAACCAGGAACTATATCCTTTAGTGGGCGCCAACGGTCTCAATGGTGTGGTGGTCGGCGCCAACATCGTCACTGGCGGCAGCGGCTATTCACCCTCCACCACGGTCACCTTCGGCCCTGGCCCGTCCGGTTCGGTGCAGGCAACCGGCATCCCCGTCATCACAGGCGGCGTCGTCACCGGCATCAACATGCTGGTGTGGGGCACCGGCTACAAGCCGGCACTGCCATCGACCTCGCCCTCGGCAACGCAGCCGCCAACGGTGACCATCGCAGACACCGGCGGTGGCACAGGGGCAACCGCGATTGCCACCCTGTTCAACAACGTCATGAACGTGATCCAGATTTCCTATCTGTGGGGCGACCAGCGCTATACCCTGTTGTGGCGCGGCTCGATGCTGTTCCAGGCCTACATGCGCAGCCAGCAATTTTTCACCCAGCGCGGCATGGTGTGGACCATCAACCAGCAGATGGGCTATGTGCAAATCCAGCCGCCGCCCGATCAGTCCTATGTCACCGAATGGGACGTGATCTGCCTGCCGATCCCGCTGCTCAATCCGGGCGACGCCGAGACCCAGATCGCGCCGCAGTATGCCGACGCCGTGCAGTATTACGCCGCGCATCTGTGCCTGCTCAAGCTGCAGAACTTCCAGCAGTCCGACTACATGCTGAAGAAATACGAGAACCGGGTGCCGCGGATCATCATCGGCACCGGCGGAGTTCGCATCCCGAACATCTATAATAAAAACTACCAGCGCCGCGTGTCGAGGTGAGCCATGCCGCATCCCGGAGAGATGCAGCGCGCTGAAAGCAAGTTCATCGTTTTCGAGCAGTTCGAGAAGATGAACACCCAGAGCGTGCGCCAGGCGCTGAACGAGAAGGAACTGGCATGGCTGGAGAACCTGCAGCCGATCGCGCCCAATAACCTAGTGACGGTGCCGGGACCGAATACGGCGATCTCCAACATCGCCGACACCATCAATCTGCAATACTACGCCAATATCGGTCCCATCGATTACATCATCTCGTTCACCACCAACGGCGCCGGCTGGGCCACCAATATCGCGACCGGCATCTCGGCGCGGTTCGCCTCGCCCGGCACCTTCTCCAATCCCGACATGACGGTGTGGAATTCGCAGCGTATCCTGATCAACGACCCGACCGCCGGCTATTCGACCTGGGACGGCACCGCATTCGTACAGCAGGGCGGGGTGTCGCCGGTGATCAACCTGACCGCGCCGGGCGCCAACTACACCTCGCCGCCGACCGTTACCATCACCGGCGGCTCCGGCACCGGCGCTACTGCAGTTGCCACCATCGGCACGCCGGCCGTGGTCGCCGTCAACGTCATCAATGGCGGCTCGGGATATGGTCCGGCACCGGGCGTTGTGTTCGCCGGTGGTGGTGGCATCGGCGCGGCGGCAACCGCTAACATCGACCCGCGCGGCGTCAACACCGTCACCGTCACCAACCCGGGCGCTTACCGCGACATCAATCTGCCGACGCCGGTGGTGACTTCATTCTCTGGCGGCGGCGGCTCTGGTGCCACGGCGCAAGCCACGTTTTCCGTCAATGGCTTCGGGTTCTTCGTGGTGACCGGCATCTCGATCGTGACGGCCGGGTCAGGCTACACCAGCGCGCCCGCCGTGGTGTTTTCCGGTGGTTCGTTCGGCACCGGCGGCTTCCCGCCTGTCGCCACCTGCACCGTCGGCAACGGGCGTGTGCTGTCGATCACGGTGACATCTGGCGGCTCGGGCTATACCAGTGCGCCCAATGTCTCGTTTACAGGCGGCGGCGCGGGTGTAGGAGCGACAGCGGCAGCGGTGGTCGGCGGCTCTGGCGTTACCTCGGTCACCTTGACCAACGACGGCGCCGGCTATCTGGCGAGCGACGTGCTGACCGTAGGCTTTTCCGGTGGTGGCGGTACGGGAGCGGCCGCCAACGCCCATGTCTGGCCGTTCGTGCCAAAGGGCACCACGATCGCGGTGTTTGGCGGCAGAGTGTGGCTCAATGGCCCGATCCCCGGCGGGCTGCTCAGGTTGCTGCAGTATACCGGAACGGCAGGCTTCGACGATTTTTCCGCCACCAACGCTAGCGGCAGCCTGATCATCACCGACGCGGATTTGACGCATTCCATCACGGCGCTGCGCAACTACAACAACTACCTGTTCATCATGGGCGACCAGTCGATCAAGCAGATCGGCAACATCTCGCTCGACGCCACCGGCCATATCACGCTGTTCACCATCCTGACGCTCTCATCAGACCAGGGCACGATCTACACCAATAGCTGCGGCTCGTTCAACCGGGTGTTCTTCTTTGCCAACACCAACGGCGTCTATGCGGTGTTCGGCTCTAGCGTGCAGAAGATATCCGACGATCTCGACGGCATCTTCAAGCTGATCGACTTCACGCAGGAGCCGCAGGCCTGCATCGCCGACATCAACAACATCCATCACATCGCCTGGCTGGTGCGCTACAAAGACCCGCTGGCTAACGAGCGCTCGATCCTGTTGGCCTTCACCGGCAAGAAATGGTTCGTCATCAACCAGGGCACGGGACTGACGGCGGTCGCCACCGCCTCGACGCTGGCCTCTGGCCGCACGCTGACCTTTGCCTCATCCGGGCAGGACATCACGCAAATCCTCGCCAACGCGGCACAGCCGGTGGCATTCAAGCTGCAGACCGCGCTGACCCATCACGGCAATGCAGTGCAGCGCAAGAAGACGCTGCGCGGCGGATTTGCGGCTACCGCGGTGGCGAACGTCCAGATCAGCCTGTCGATGGATACCAACGAGGGCACCAATCTGTACAAGACGGCGGTGCCGACCGGCTTCCAGGCCCTGACGGCGACGGAGGACGGCAGCGGTCGCTATCTCGGCGCGACGGTGACCGGGACGCTCGCCAACTTCACGATGACTAACCTGACGATCGAGTATCAAGAAACAAACGTGGGCAACAAGTAATGCCGCAGTTCCAGCCGGATCAGGTGACGTTCAAGGATTTGCCCGGCTATGGCGCCTGGGACATGGGCCACGGCCGCGAACATCTGCAGTTTGTCCAGGTGCTGTCGCAGCAAGTGCCGCCGATCGTGCTGCCGGACCCGGATTTGCTGTCGTTCCTGACCGCTGGAACCGCCAACCCGTCGATGGTGCAGTCGCACGCGGCGCAACACAACCTGATCCACGCCGCGCTCGGCATCACCTCGATTGACCTCTCACAGGTCAACCTCGACGACGAAAATGACTTCTATAACTGGACGGGCTATCATGCGACGGTACACGCCGTCATCAGGCAGGCTCTAGGCATCATATAGGAAGCCAAATGTTTGGTTCGAACTTCATGCAGAATTTTGGCATCCCCGAGATGCCCGATCCTGCCGCGCCGCAAACCGCCGGACCATTTGGCAGCAGTATTGCAGCGCAGGGCGAAGGTGGTGCTACTATCACGCAGAACCAGCAAGATATTGGCGCGGCAGGGCGGTGGCAAAGTCCGGTACAGGGTAATCAGACCTACCCATATGATCCTGCAGGTCAGCCATTCCCGGCGCCAGCCGCACCATTGCCCGGAATTGGTTCGCCCGGCCCGATGGGCGGTGGTGTACTGTCGCCCGGGGCGGGCGCCACGCCGCAAATGCCCGGTGTCCCCGTTGATCCGCAAGGGGCGGCGCCCGCTGCCGGCATTTCATCTCCGTTCGGGAGACCGCAACTTTAGGAGTTCGACATGGCCATAGGCGACCCGACTGGCGGAATGACCGAACTTGGCGGCCTGTCGCCGCTCTCGGCTGGAGCGCTCGGCGCCGGTGCGCTCGGTGTCGGCGCCATGCTGGCGCAGGGACCGGGCAAGCTGCCGGCGCAGTTCGGGCAGGCGACCGCAATCGCGCCATGGGAGCAATCGGTCGGGGCCGGCAACATCTCGCAGGGCCAGGGCTTTGTGAATGCCGGAGAGCAAACGCTGGCTAACGCTGCGGCTGGGCAGTTGACCGCGCCGCAGACGGCGCAACTCGGCCAGTACAGTTCGGGTCTCACTAACCAGTCGCGGCAGATGTTCTACAACATGGGACGTAATCCCGACGCCGACACCGCTGCGATCACGCAAACCGCCAATAACGACGCGCAGGTGAATGCGATGGCGCAGCAGATGATCCAGTCGACGATCGCGCTAGGTCTCGGTCAGATCAGCAGCGGCAATTCCCTGATGCAGACTGGCGGCGCGGAGATCAGTGCGGCCGATCAGGCCCTGATCCAGGCCGGCAATGCCCAGGTGCAACTCGACACCGCCTATTCCAGCAACCTGACCAGCGCATTCGGGGCGATCGGCAAGATGTTCGGCATGTCGGCCTTGGCGGGCGGTGGCTCATCGGCCGCAAGTTCAAGTTCGGCCCTGTCCTCGCTTGGTCTCGCCGGTGAAGACCCCGCAACCGTCCTCGAATCACTGGCACTGGTGGCGTGATGGCAGACGATCAGGCAGCACTATACCCAGGAACGTACCGAATGCCGGATCAGCCGGAGGGTCAGAACCCATACGATGACTGGCGCCGCGGCACACCGAAACCCTCGCCGCTCGGCACGCCCGGCCTCGAAGATGTGCAGAAGCAGGCGCAAGCCGATCAGGCGAAAGAGCGTCAGGAACTGGCTGGACCGTATGGCAAACTGCGGCAGGCTGAGGCGCAGCGCCCGCAGACACCGAACCTGCAGAAGATCGAGGGCTCGCCGCCCGACGCCAAGGACTTCCAGAAGAACTCGCTGGAATTTGCTTCCGCCATGGCGGTGCTCGGCGCGATCTCCAGCCGCTTCACCCGGCAGCCCGGTGGCGCCGCGCTCGGCGCGTTCGGTGCCGCGGTCAACGGCTGGCAGAGCGGCAACCTAGTGCAGTACGAGGCGGCCACGAAAGAGTGGCAGGAGAAGACCAAGCAGACCATCCTCAACAACCGCACCGTGTTGGAGCAGTACCAACTGGCTCTGGAAAACAACCAGCACAACATCGATGAACAGATGTCTGCAATCGCGCTCACTGCCGTCAAGTATCACGACGACATCATGTATCAGGCGGCGACCGCCAAAAATTTCACGATGGTGGCGCAGATTTACGAGAAGGGCGTCCAGAACACCGGCAAGCTGGAATTGTCTACCGAACAACTCAACAAAACCCTGGAGAATGAAAAGGCGATCAAGCGGCTGACCTACGAACGGATCGCCAGCGGTCAGATCGATCCCAACGGCGTCGACCCGTCTACCGGGCAGCCGTGGACGACGGCACAGCAGATGACGTTCAAGCACATAAAGGAGCAGGGCGACCTCGGGGCCTACAACGAGAAGGGCAAGGGCGGCGCCGGCGTCAGCGGCGTTCGGATGTCGCCGCGGAATTCTATCATCCAGAACCTGACCGAGAAATTGGGCCGCAAGCCTTTCGAAGACGAGATCGAGGAACAGGAGGCCATACGCGCGGGCCGCATAAGGGAAGAAACGGCAATAGCCGGGCGGGCCGGCAACATAGCGACCGTCGTTGAAGAGGTACACGATACTATCCCGAACGTGCGGGCCTTGGCTCAACAGAATGCCGGCAGGGGCACGGCATGGTGGGACTCGGTAGAGAATAAATGGAAGGTGCAGGCCGGCGACGAGGGTTTTGCAAACTACGTGCAACAGATGAACTCACTGGTCAATCTCTATGCGCGACTTTTGTCTGGTGGCACTGGCAAGGGTACGGTTTCCGACAAGGATCACGCCCGCGAATCGCTCAATCCGAATATGCCGTTGTCGGCAGTCATGGGTTCTTTGAAGGGATTTGAGACGGAAACAGCTATTGCCGAGGCAGCCCCCGATAAAGCTCGCGCCAGCATCTATGCTAGACGTGGCTGGGCGACGCCAAAAGGGGAATCGGCGCCACAAACCGGCGGAGCTTCGGGAAGCTGGGGCAGCAAGTCGGATGACGAGATCAAGAAAGCGCTTGAGAATCTGTGATGGATGAAAACCGCGCCGCATTACTGGCCGAAGCCGACCGTCGCGGATTGCTGACGGGGGACAAGAAGGCGCTGTATGACGAAGCCAAGAAACGAAACCTGATTTCAGGAGCCGCCGCGACGCCCGAACCGCCACCCGCCGCGGCGCAGTCCTCCGGGATCGGCGATTTCTTCAAGTCGATCCCGCGCGGTGCGGTAGAGGGATTCATGTCTGCGGCGAGTTCTGGCGGCAAGGCGGCGGCGATCGAGATGGGGCAAGACCCGTCGCAAATCCCTGGTACCACCGAATCGACCGGCATCATTGAGAAAAACGTCACTGGAGAAATGCACAAACCGGAAGGCACCGCGGGCAAATTTGGCGCTGCGGTCGGTGAAGTGCTAGGAAATCCAGCAAGTTATATCGGTCCTGGCAGTTTGCCAGCTAAAGTAGTTACCGGGACGGCATCTGCACTCGGCGGCGAGGCGGCGGGACAACTAACTGCAGGCAGCAAGTTCGAAACTCCGGCCCGCATCGCAGGCTCGATCGTTGGAGGCAAGGCACCCGCAGCCGCCGCCCGCGCCGTCACGCCAATTCCGGCTACCGCGGAACGCATCGCCGCGGCCCAGACCTTGGCAAACGAGGGTATCACCGCCGCTACCGCCGGCCAGCGCACCGGAAGCAAGTCGTTGCAGTATGCCGAAAGCCATCTAGGCGACGCACCAGGTGCCGGAGGACGCGCCACCGAGGCTATGGAAACCGTCAATCGGCAGTTTACAGCGGCGGTGCTGACGCGCGCCGGAATTGTGGCCGACCGCGCCACACCGGACGTGATCGATGGCGCGTTTAACAGGATCGGCGGCGAGATGGACGCAATTGCCGCTCGCAACAACGGACGGCAGGACACTCAATTTCTAAACGACCTCATAACCGCACGCGACGAATACCACGCCACGGTCCAGCAAGGCAGTCGACGCGGGGTGGTGGATGACACGATACGGGATTTTTTCAACCGCCTGACGCAATCACCTGTCCTGACCGGCGATCAGTACCAGAGATTCCGTTCGAGACTGACCCGGCTGCAGCGCGGTGCCGGCAACGACCCGGAATATAGCCAAGTGCTCGGCAGTTATGTCGAGGCGATGGACGATATGATGGCTCGGTCGATCACCAACCCGCAGGATTTGCAGGCTTGGCAGCAGGCACGGCGACAGTATCGCAACCTGATCCCGATTTCGCGGGCCGCCGCTGGTGCTGGAGAAGCCGCAGCCGAGGGCACCATTACGCCAGTGAAATTGCGTTCGGTGATCGCCTCCACGCAGCGCGGTCAGCGCGAGTATTCCCGCGGGCAGGGGGATTTTGCCGAACTAACGCGAGCCGGCAACATTCTGCTAACGCCTCTGCCAAACTCCGGCACCGGACAGCGCGAGTTGGCGCGTTTCATCACGTCCAGTGCTGGCGCTGCATTAGGTGGTGCGGCGAGCGGAGGCACAGGGGCAGGAGTGGGCGCCGCTGCAGGGGCCGCGATGCCAACTCTGGCCGGCCGCGCCATCATGTCACCACTAGCTCAGATGTATTTCGGAAATCAGGTCGCGCCCAATCTTCCGGCCGCGCTTCCGGCGCCGGCATTGCGCTCCGCCCTGACATCGCCACTCGCAGAGGGCGGCGGCCCATGACCGAGATGAACGGCAAGGACGATGACTTCCTGAAAACCATGGAAGATGCCGTGCGCAAGCTGCTGCGGTCGAAAAACAAGCAGGACAAGCTCTCGGCGATCGGCCACGGCGTCAAACTTCTAGCTATCCGCTACAAGATCAACGGGGGCGACGACAAAACAGGATTTTTTGACAAATGAGCGACTTTGGTGATGGAGTTCTGACGGAAGGTCAGAAGCCTACTCGGGAAAATATGCTTTCAATCATTGGTGGAAAGGAAGTCCCGATTGGCTTCATGGGCTTCGGGACTTGGACGTTGTTCGCCCAAGACTATCCCTATGAGGAAAGATGCGGCGACAACATCTGCGGCCCTCGCCGTTTAGGCAAGGATCGAAGATATTTGGAGGTAGATCGCACCAAGATTTTTCCCGATGCCTTTGTCAAGGAGGGTACTGTCAATCTGGTGGTGATGGAGGCTGAGAATTGCATTCCAACAATAAAAACCATCGCTGGATTAGCATACATCAGGATTTAAAATGACCGATCCAACCCCATTGTTCACCGCAACGCAGCCCGGCCCGCAAAAAGACGAGGATGTCACGCCGACATACATCGAAATGGCCCGTGCCGTGGCCGAAATCTGCGCTACTCGCGTGCTCCTGCTGATCGCAGTGCTCACCGGCTCGGCAATCTGGCTCTGGACCATCTATGACCCATCGCGGGACCGTCTCTATGCCGCAATCGCCTTTAGTGTGGTATTCGTGATCCCGCAGACGCTGCTGTATTTTCGGAGGGGATGATTCCTGGTCCCGTTCCTAGAGGAGGTATCATGATAAGGTATGTCATAGGGGCTCTGCTGCTCGGTACCCTCCCTGCCAACGCGGCATCCGAATGCTTCACGGTCTCGGCCTGCGGCTCGGCCTTGACCAATCCCTACACCGCCGGCGGTTTCAACGCCTGTGTTGTCGACCTTAACGGCAATACCTGCACCTCGGGCGGCACCGGCGCGCCAACCGGATCGACCCAGATCGTCGGCAACGCCTCCGGCACCACCGGCGCGGTGGTCGCGACGCTGGCCGCTTCGGCGACGCAGCGAACTTGGCTGTGCAGCTTCACTGTGTCGGCCTCCGGCACCGGCGCCGTCGGCCCGATCACGGTTGCGGGCCTTGCCGGCGGCTCGGAGACCTTCCAACTGACCGCACCGGGCAGCGTGTCGCCGACCTTCACGCCCTGCCTTCCATCGAGCGCGATCAACACCGCCATCACCATCACCACGACGGCGGATGCCACCGCCACCGCGGTTAACGTCAATTCATCCGGGTATCAGTTCTGATGGCCAGCACCTACCCATCGCCTAACGCCCTGTCCGCGCCGACGGTCTCGAACGTCAGCATTCAGGTCGCCGCCGTCAACAACCAGCGCGCCGGCATCTACGTCTTCAACCCATCGGCCTCGATCACGCTGTGGGTGTCGCCGATCGGAATCAACGCGGCGGTCAACGGCGCCGGTTCGGTGGCGATCCAGCCGCTACAGGGTGTGATGTTCGGCCCGCCCAACACGCCGGCCTGGACCAACGGCATGAACGCCATCGCGTCGAGCGCAGGGAGCAACGTCATTGTCCTGCTCGAATATTATACGTAACGCGATTTTTGCCCTCGTTCTCCTGGGAGGTAACCCGGTATGGGCGCAATCCACCGTGACCGTAATCGGACCAATCACGCCGGGTGATGTCGCACAATTCAGTTCGACCACGATCATCAAGGATGGCGGCTTCCCCGCCGCCGGCGGTTCGAGCGGTCAAATCCTGATCGGGCAGGGCATCGGCACGCCGCCGATCTGGTTCACACTGTCGGGCGATGCCACGCTCAGTTCATCCGGCGTGCTGACGATCAATCCCGGCGCGGTGACGCTCGCCAAGATGGCCAACGGTGCGGCGTTCTCGCTGCTCGGCAACTTCACCGGCTCGGCCGCAGCGCCACAATATTCCACACTTAGCGCGCTGACCAACAAGGCGTTGCCCGCCGGCACCGATCTGGTTCTGATCCAGGATCAGGCGGCGTCCGGTCAGTTGAAAAACGTGCAGGTGTCGACACTGGCCTCCGCCGCCGGCGTCACCTCGATTGCCGGCAACACCGGCGCCTTCACGCTCAACTCGGCGAGCGGCCTGACCAACACCGTCAACGACATCAAGTGCCAGCAGGGCAGCAGTTCGCAGTTGGGCTGCGTCGAGGTGGATAACGTCACGATTCAGGCCGCGGCAGGCGTGATCTCGGCGAAGTCGACACCCGTGACTAACTCGCTCGGTGCCGATGTCCTCATGAACGTGAGCGCCAACTATTTCGATGGGCCTAGTGTCGCCCAGGGCACCACCGGAACGTGGTGGGCATCCGGCACGGTCAGCGTTCTGGACACGGCCGGCGGCGCGCTGATCTATTGCAAGTTGTGGGATGGCACCACGGTTATCGCGTCAGCCGCGGTCAACACCCCCGGGGCGAGCAACATCGAGCCGATCGCCCTGAGTGGATTTTTATCTTCGCCTGCTGCCAACATCAAAATCAGTTGCCGGGACATCACCGCGACCACTGGCAAGATCATCTTCAACACCACCGGCAATTCCAAGGACTCGACGATTTCGGCACACCGGCTGCAGTAAAGGAAAGATCATGTCCACATCCACCACCATCAGTGGCACCGTCAAGGATACCGCGGGCGTCGTCGGCGCCTTCACCATTGTTGCCATGATCGACAGTTTCACGCTTGGCGTAGTCGTGGTGCCGCTGTCTGCTCCGGTAGGTACGACCCGAACGCTGACGGTGACACCAACCGGCGGAATCGCACCATTCACGTACTCAACCCCGATCAGTCCCGGCCTCACCTTCACGCCGACCGGCACACCAGGACAGTGGACCTTTGTGTACTAGATGGCGATTTCAGTCACAACGTCTGCCACTGACTCAACCGGAGCCGAGGCCATGGCGACGATCGGCGGAGTGATCACGTCTACCCTGCCTAGCACTACTGGCAGCGACCCCTACGCGGCGGTCGATGGCAGCGCCGGGGCTCCTGTTGGCACCGCGCAAAATCCTACTTTATTGAACACCTACCACGCTGCCGCGCACGCTGATAAACGTGTCTATGGTTCGGGACCGCCGAACTACGGTCTTGCCGATCCAAACTACTACCAGCCGCCGTGGTGGGTACCGGGCGTTGATTACTATGTCGGAATCGACCGTTCAAAGTATCCAACCGATGCCAGCCTGAAAGACCCGGCTACAATTGTAAGTGGAGTTACCTTTGGGCCGGGCACCACGGTGAGTGGTCAGGAACTAACCATTGGTGACAACAACGTCACGGTAGACGGCTACGATTTCAGTCTGGAAAATAGCTGGTCGATCCACTGGAATTCAGGCATCAGCGGCACGACCATAAGCAACTGCAAATTCGTGATGGGTTCGAACACCCGGCCGTTTCTTTGGGATAACACGTCCAACAAACCGGCAAATCTGACCGTCATCAACAACTATATCGACGGCAACAATAAACCTTTCACCACCAACAACAGTAGCAGCAGCGGCACCGCAACGCTTCACTTTGCCAGCACTGCCGGTATCACCACTTCGCATACGGCATGGGATATCACGACTCCATCTGCAACGGGCGGCGCTACCGGAATCACGGTTCTGACGGTCAACCCGACATCGATAGTCCTGTCGAGCAATCTCGGCGCCAACGTCGGCAACGGCGACCTCTTCGTGTTCGGCATCTTTCCCATCGACGGCGGCCTTGGTACATGCGTCTACACGGTCAAAGGCGCGCACGTCATAAAGTACAATTATTATACAAATTCATGGGCCGTCCATACGCAACTCAGCCCCGAGGACACCACCGGGGCATCACTGACGGTCAAGTATAACTTCTTCGGCACGTCCGGTTGGGGAGCACTGATCCACGGCAATCACGGCGACAACATTCAGGCATGGGGGCAGGACTCCACGACCATCGGCTGGGATACGGTAGATTGCGAGTTCAATTTCACGGGATCGTTCGATCCAACGGCCACGGCCCAGGCCCAGCCATTTAGCATCATGGATGCCTCAACGAATATTTCGTTCATCGGTACCCTGACCATTGGTTACAACACCAACCTTTGGCCGGGCACATCGGGGCAGACCAACACCGCAGTCGTCCGGACCAGCGGCGGATATACCAAAAACACCATTAACCTACTTTACAATTACTACGACCCCACTGGTGCATCGCAGACCGGCGCGGGCAAATGGGGGTCGATTGCCAACGACAGTATCACCGCCGGTCCTTTCACACCGACACTCGTCAACACCGGCAACACCAACATGGTTGACGGCACTAACTCCGGTCCACCGGCGACATAGGATCAACGATGGCATTCACTCGCGTCCAGGGCGCTACCAACTTTGCAGGCGGGTCACAAACCACGGCGACGACAACCTTTGGTGCGGGTGTCACGCCTGGCAATACTGTCATCGGGGCTGTTCACTTCGGTGACAACAACACCACGATCACCTCGATCACCGACAACAAGGGCAATTCCTATTCCTTCACCGCCACGTCAGGCGCATCGCCCGGCACGTATACCGATAACGTCAAGGAAGGTTCGGGCAGCTTCGCCGTCACTGCGACCTTTATCCTCGGCAATATTCCCGCCGGCGGCCCTACCGTCATCACAGCCGCGCTTAGTCCCAACGGCGGCAACGTCTGCATGATAGCCGACGAATTCTCGGGGTGTTTTGCTAGTTCAACACCGTCAGATGGCACAACCGCCTCGCACACTGGTCAGGTTCTGGTTCCCGGCACTGGTGCGAATGCCCTGACCTCGGGCAACATCACCACAACCGGCAATGGCGATTTGATCTGGTCCTGCACCTGCGAAAACGAGGACGCCATACTATCAACTGCCGGGACCGGGTTCACGGGGCCTTTCAACGATACCGGGGCGGGCACAAACCGGCTTCAATCCGAATGGCGGACCCAAGCCGCGGCAGGTACGATCGCCGGAACCTGGACCAACGGGACGGGTGCTAGTGCCGCTGCGCTTGTGATGGCTATTAAGCCCGCCGCCACTGGCGCCGCCCCGATCGTCTCTGCCCGACTGGTAATGATGTGAGCACCGTTCGCAAGCGTGATCTGGAGGGCTATGTCGAGGTTGACCATTCCAATTCGCCCGGCATCTCGGCCGAACAGGCGGCCTCGGTGGGGTCAAAACTGGTTGTTCCGGGCGGCACGGTGCTGAAATCGCCCACTATGCAGTGCTCCCATTGTCAGTATACAATCATCCTCAACCCGAAGCGTGATCGCAGCCGGGGGTATTGCCGTTCCTGCGACCATGATATTTGTGATCGATGCTCACTGTTGATGCGGCTCGGTCATCCGTGCGTGCCGTTTAAGAGGATTTTAGACAGCTTTCTCAACAGCGCAGCGAAAGGACTACCGCTATGGCAAGACGCATCGTGCAATATGTCACCATTACTCCAACCGCCACCGCCGACGCCGCCACTACCCTGGCCAACGCCACCTACCCCTATGCGATCCAAGGCGGTTCCGCCACCCAGGTCGTGAGGATGTGGGAAACCTCGATCTCGGGACAGGCCGCCTCGTCGTCCTCGCCGACATTCATGCTGCTGGCAAGAGACTCCGCGGTCGGCGCCACGCCCGGCACGTTCCCGGCCAATATCGGCACCGACGCAGCGCTCGACCCGGCCACCGCCGCACTCGCAGCTCCGGTCGTCCTCAACAACACCTGGACCACGCCACCGCAGCGCTCAGCGACCTTGAAGCTGATGAACATGAGTCTGAATGCGTTCGGTGGCGTCTACTTCTGGCGCGCCAACCGCGTCGAGGAATGCCCGCTGATCCTGGGCAATACTGCCTCGTTCGGCGAACTGTCGCTCTCGGCCTATACCGGCGGCACCCCCGGTGCGATTGGCTGCCACACGATTTACGAGCCTGAATGATGAGTCTGAAATCGTGGTATCAGGCGTGGCAACTGGCTCGCGAGGCCCAGAAGGTATTGGACAGCAAGGAGGCCGAACTCGGCGCCTCGCTGCACGCCCGGATGATCCTGACTGCGCTCGCCGAACGAAAACCCGTGTGCCGGCACTGCCTGCAGAAATACGAGCCGAAACTGCGGACGTTCGCCGAACGGTTCCAACTCCGCAACATCCTGCATATCCCCGATTCGGAAGCGGACCCGATGCTGTGCGATTCCTGTTTCGATATCGCGGTCCAGACCTATAACCCGCAGGCCACCAACATCGGCACGTCGAATTCCGGGCCTGCCAACCTGGCGCTACAGAAGTTGAGGGGATGAAAATGTCAGCTACACCGCAATCTCAGGCCATCCAGGTTGCCAACCAGTTGATGTCGCTTTCGCAGCAATTGCTCGGCATCTACCAGCAGATGGTTATCCTCGATGCGGCATGGAGCGACGACGCTGTGGCCACCATTGTCGCCGCCATGGCCACCACGGCGCTGAATGCGGACGGTTCGCCGGGCACCGCGGACGGCACGCCCAACGTGGCCCACCCGATCAATCTGGTGACCTATCCATCGCTGCAGCGCGCAGTGTCCTCGACCCAGATTGCCCAGGCCAAGACCATCATGGACGGCATCGTGAACTATGTCGGCGGTTCGGCCGTAACGACCCAAGCCGGAGCTAGAGCCATCCTTAACGCTGTAACGGGTGGATAACACACGATGGCCAGTCGTACCGCATGGACGGCAGGCAATGGCGTTGGTTACACATGGACCACGGCCATCAATTCGGCTGATCTGGCCTCGATGCCAACCGGCTCGACGGTGGTTTCGTCGGTTGCGGATATCACCAACCAGACCGCGCAAGACATGTTCATGGACGTATCCATCAGCCTTGTCATTGCTTCCAGCACCATCGTCGCGGGCGCCAATATTGCCTTCTGGCTCATGCCCTTGAACCAGGACGGTACTACTTATGGTGATGGGCAGTTTACCAACGGCACGCAAAAGGCCGCAACGCCGGCCAATACCCAGAATATTTTGCCCTCCATCGGATTGATTGCTGCAGCCTCCCAGACAACCCTGGTTGGGGCGGTGACAGGGATTCAGATTCCGCCGGGCTCGTTCCGGCTTGCCTGTCAGAACAACAGCGGCTTCACATTGACCTCGGGCACCCAGACGGTGAAATACCGCACCTACAATATCAACCTGAACAACTAGGCCATGGGCCTGATCCTGCCCTTTCGTTCGAAGAACCCGCTGGTCTTTCCGGCGACAGCGCCGGGGATCAATTGGGCGCATCCAGCCGCGCAGGGATTTATCCGGTATTCGGGCGTTGCGCTTAATGGCGATTTCATCAGCCTGATGAACGGTTCTGCCGGAACCGTCACTGCGTCGCCAACCGCTCTGATCAATTCCGCGCTCGGCCCCGCCGTAAAATTCTCCGGCACGACCGATGCGGTAACTGTTCCTGTCTCGACGGCAACAGACACGACGCTGACCATCGGCTGCATATTCGTCGCCAATACTTCCAATTCTGCGGGAGTACTTTTCACTACGGACTCACAGCGCGGCACCAACACCATTCGACTGACGCTCAACTCGCTTGGCATAGAGGTGAACACCAACTCGGCGGTCGATTTCCCGACTGGCGTCTCGGTTACCATAGGCGTCCCCTACTTCCTTGCCGTTACTTTGATAAATGACATTGTTTCCTCGATGCCTCGGTTTGTCCTGAAACGTCTCGACACGGGACAGGTCATAACCTTCCCAGTCAGTTCCCCCAGCGCGATCATCATGGCCCCCTCTGCGGGGATCGCCAGCATTGGCACTGGCGTGCGTTCCAATCTTGTGAGCGGTGCGAGCATTGCCGCGGTTTGCTGGACCACGGCCCTGTTATCAACTCCGCAACTATTGCAATGGTCGAACGATCCGTGGTCATTCTGGTATCCACAGAAGACTGATCTCGCGGCGATGCTGAAAACTCCCGCCGCCCCGTCGTTCACGCTGCCGGGTTATCAGCCGATGGTGCTGATGTGACTGTCGTCGTCCAGCCTCCGTTCTACATCCCGCGGCCGGCGGAGGACCAGCTATGGTCGAAGGGACCGATCAAGGCTCCGGTTATCCAGTTTCTTACTGCACAGAAGATGTTCGGCGCCGCGGGTCAGGTGCCGACCAAGCAGTGGCACTATGACTATCAGGAAACGGGGGCCTGGCAGGTAACGGCTGAAACTCTCAACTCGGCACCGATCCAGCTACTGACAGAGGGCGGAAAACCGTTCTTCCAGCAGTGGCGCTATGACTATAACGAGTCGTCACACTGGTCCCCGGCGCCCGAAACCCTGAATTCCTTCACGGCTCTGGTAACGCCCAACGTGCCGGTGCTGTTTTATTCGCCGTTCTACGTGCCGCGGCCGAATGACCTGGCCGACTGGTACAACTGGGTGCTGCCACACCCAAGTGTTTCGGTGACGTTCACGCCGCCGACGCTGGCGCGGCAGGCCAAATATGATTTCAACGAGACATCGAACTGGCAGTGGGCCGCGCCGGCCACCTCGCCAGCGCTGCAACTGGTGCCGTACAAGACTAGTGGCATCGTGGTCAGCCATGCCGACGATGCGGTCGATCTGGTGATTCCGCCGCGCAAGACGCCGACCACGATTTTCTCTGCCCCGCAGGCCTCCCCGTTTGCTGCGCTGCAGTGGAAGCCACAGAGCGTCGACGACTGGTCGGTCTGGCAGTGGCAGGCGCTGCGCAGCGACATCGCGGCAATCGTGACGGTAGGCGGCCAGCCGCCGCAGAAGAAATGGAATGGCGTTTACGACTATAACGATGCCTCGCACTGGTTCCCGTGGGCCAACCGCGACCTGGTGATTCGGACCGCACAGCCGATCCCCGTCATCCCGAAGCTCTGGCCGTACATGGCCTATAACGAGGCCGCCGTTACCTGGCAGCCGCTGTACCAGCGCGGCGCCCTGCTGGCGTCGCAGATGCAGGCCAAGCCGTTCATTGCGCCGTTCTGGAACTACGCCAATCTCGACGACCCGCAGATGTGGCTGAAGTCGTCGCCGAAGAGTTCGACCATAGTGCCGCTATTGGGCTTGCGGCCGAACTCCAACTTCTGGAGCTGGAACTACAACACCGACGAATCGGCGATCTGGCGGCAGCCGCCGCAGGGCCTGCTTAACCTGCCGTTCCCGCCGCCGCTGCCGCCGCCGATGCGGATCAACCCGTGGTGGGCATGGAATATCGACGAACGGGCGGTGTGGTGGCGTCAGACCCCGCAGCGCGGGTTCCTGTCCACCGCGATCCTGCCGATCACCGGCGTGCCGTCGCTTGCGTTCTGTGTCGATATCCCGGTATTTTCCGCCAATGCCCTCGACACAGGCCTGTTCGCGGCGGTTGGATCGGACAGTCCATCAGGCCAGGGCTGGAGCGGAGCGGGTTACATGGGCATCTATGAAATCGACACCGACATCCAGATCAACGGCGAATTTATCGACTCGCTGGCCGGGGTCTATATCGACCCGACCGTGATCACGCTGTTCATGCTCAATCCGAACGGTGTTACCTCCTCGTTCAACTTCCCCGGTACCATCACCCGTGATTCGCTGGGCCACTTCCACCAGCAACTGATCCCCAGCGTCTCGGGGACATGGACCTACAAGTGGCAGGCCACGGGTGCGGCGATCTGTACCTCGCCCGACACGACGTTTACGGTAAAGCCATCGCTGCTGATTCCGGGGTAGGTCATGGTCGCTGCCAATTTCGCCAAAAGCCTCGCCCTGGTGCTGGAATCGGAGGGCGGCAACGACGATGACCCTTTAGACCACGGCGGGCGGACCTCCAGAGGCATCACCCAGCGCGAATATGACGCTTGGCGTGCAGAGCAGGGGCTGCCAAAGATCGATGTCTGGACCGCGCCGCAGGCCGATATAGAGGCCATCTACCACAATGAGTACTGGTTACCCTATGGCGACATGATGCCGGCGGGGCTCGATTATATGTATTTCAACAATTGCGTGCTGGCCGGACCGTACCGGGCGACGGTGCTGCTGCAGCAGGCGCTGGGTGTCAATGCCGATGGGCGGATCGGTCCGATTACCCGCCAGGCCATCGCCACCTTGGACCCGACCACCGTGATTCAGCGCTATTCGGCGGCGGCCAGCACCTTCTACCGCAGCCTCGGACAGCCCCGGTTCCTGCGCGGATGGCTAAATCGGGTTGCATTTGTGCAAAATAACGCGCTTTCTATGGTCACATGAAAGGGATGATCGTCATGAACGCCGAACAGTCCAAGGCTTTCGTCCGCTGGCTGATCGCTACTTTCGGGCCTTTCATCATCGCTCACGGATATGCCAGCTCATCGAACCTGGAGATGTGGGGCGGGGTAGTGGCTTCGGCGATCCCGCTGATCTGGGGCATGTTCACCCACACCGACACCAACGCGGTGGCTGTGGTCGATACGCTGGCCAAGAACCCGGAATCGCCAGTACAGGCGATCATCGTCAACAACACGCCGGCCGGACATGATCTGGCGATGAAGATGCCGGGCAACACCACCGTGGTCGATGGCTCGGCGGAGGAACAGATCAGGGTGTTGCGAACCGGGGCAGGAAAAACCAAGTGAAAAAGCTCGGCAAAAAACCGGCCCGCGCCTCCACCACCCTGGCTTTCAGGGATTTCTTTTATGCGCCGAACCTGCCGGTGCCGCCAGCAACCTTCGGGCACCAGGGTTTAGTCGACGAATGGCACATGCTCGGCAACGACCAGTGGGGTGATTGTGTCTGGGCCGGAGCGGCACATCTGGAATATGCCTGGTCGCTGATGGGCGGCCGGCCGCGGGTCCGAATCACCACCGCCGATGTGCTCTCCGACTATGCCGCGGTGACCGGCTTTGCCTACACCGACGCCACCGACCAGGGCACCGACATGCAGGCCGGCGCCGAATACTGGCGCACGACCGGGATACGCGATGCTGTCAACATCACCTCTCGCCACAAGATCGATTGCCACGTCTCGCTGGCAATCGGAGATTGGGACCAGATGGTTCTTGCTACCTACCTGTTCGGCGGCTGCGGCATCGGCATCGAACTACCCAAGAGCGCAATGGCGCAGAACGACCTCGGGGTGCCGTGGACGGTCGAAGAAGGTACCAAAATCGAGGGCGGTCACTTCATTCCGGCGGTGGGCCGCATCGTCACCGGCAACGTCGTGGTGATCACCTGGGGCACCGCCCAGGAGATGACGCAAGCCTTCTATGAGCGCTACAGCGATGAGGCCAGGGCCTACCTTTCCCTTGACATTCTCGATGCAAAAGGTCTTTCACCGGAAGGATTCGATGCAACCGCGCTGCGTGCCTACGCCGCTAATATGGGAGCATGACATGATGGTAGAACCGACCTTCGCCCAGCTATCCGCAGGGTTCGACGCCGCGCGTGCCGTCGCCGACGCCTCGGTGTGGGGCCACATGATCAGCGACGACGAGGTGAGAACCGTGGTCGCCGAAGTTCTGACCGCGGCACTCAACGCGCCCGGACCCGGCCCGATGAAACCAGCCGCCAAACCAAAGAGGAAAAACCCATGAGGAGATTTCTCGCAAGTGTGGCAGTTGCCGGCAGCCTGCTGCTCGGCGGCTGCGCTACCACAGGCACGGCTCCGGGGACCGACCCGATCACCGGCCAGCCGATCGCCACCGAGATCGCCAACATCCAGGCGCTGGCCGTAAAAATCTGTGGTTTCCAGCCGACCGAGGCGACCGTGGCGGCCATTGTCGCCACCTTCATTCCGGGCTCGGCGTCGGTTGTTACCATCATCAACCAGGTGGCGGCCTCAATCTGCGCGGCGGTAGTGCCCGCGGCGTCCGGCAGGCTGCGCGGCGCGGCATGGCCCTCCGTCAACGGTGTCCCGATCAACGGGCATTTCGTGCAAGGGCGGCGCCACCGCTAGGGCAATGGCAGCCGATACCAACCCGCTGCCGAACCCATCCCAGATCACCCAAGCGGCGATCGACAAGGCCATTGACGCCGCAGTCCAGGTGATTGTCGCCCGGCTCGACGCGCAGGAAAAGGCGCAAGACCTGTTTCAGGCCGACCTGACGCGGGTGCCGACCACCGTCGACCGCCAGATCACGGCGCTGCGCGAACTGCTCGAAACCCGCCTCGATGGCACCGATGAAGACCTGAAGGGAGTTCACAAGGCGGTCGACGTGCGCGACGACAAGGTGAGGGAGCAGATCGAGCACCTGCACGCGCTGATGCTGTCCAAGGTGGAGGAACTGGCTGCCGTCACCACCGAACGCTTTCTAGGTGTTGCGGCACAATTCTCGGAGCGCGACACCCGTACCGACCAGCGCGCCGGTGACACCAAGCTGGCGGTGGACGCGGCGTTCGCGGCCGCCAAGGAAGCCACGGCAAAAATCGAGGCGGGGTTCACCAAGCAGATCGATGCCATGATCAACATCATCGACACCAAGACCGCTAACCTCGCCGGTGGCCTAGGCGACCTGAAGGACCGCATGACCGCGATGGAAAACCGCACCGCCGGCATGACATCCGCCCGCGGCGAGGGTCGAGTCGATTCATCCGATAGCCGGGCGATGTTATTGGGAGTAGCCGGCGTCGCAATTGCTGCGGCGGCGTTTCTGGTCGCCGTGATGACCTATATCTCTCATTTGCCGCCTCACTAGCGGCGCGGCTACTGCAAATCCCGGCACTTGTCGTCGCGTCCGATCGGGTCCGTGGCCTGCCTCATGCAGCGGTGCCAGTTGGTCTCATCGGCGGTTTTTTCATACGGGGTGCAACCATGAACCGTCAGGATCACGAACAGGTATGGCAGGAAGAACGCGCCGAGGAACGCGATCATCACGCACCAGCCGTGAAAGGTTTTTGGCATGGAATATCATCTTTCCTTCGCACCAGATCGGGCAACGGATGCCATATCAACCGGGTTGCCGCACTTTTGGCAGCGCCATTTCCCGTCAAGGTCGATTCTCGTTGTAATAGGCAGTCACTTACCTTCGGTCCTGTTTGGGCGCGCCACAGCGCTGTCAGTATGAGGAACAGGCTTGCCGTATTGCTTTTCCAGTGCATCCCGTATCTGCTCGCGGGTCGGAATGTCGGCCGATGGCGGAATGATCTCGGGCCGATCAGTCGATGAAAGAATAGCTGGCGGCGTTTTATGCGCTAACTTCCCGTCCTCAAACCCGTTCGCATAGGCCTCTCTGACCATCTCGTACACGGTTGGACTGTTCGTCGATGCAACAGGACCGGGATACAGCGCGACGATATTGCGCTGCCACTTCTCGCCCTCTGGTTTTTCAAAGGTAATGTGCTTGCTCCAATCGTCCTCGCCGTTCCAAGATTCGTATAGCCACGCGACCGGCGCGTGTTTTTGGGCAGAACAGAGACGATCATACTCAGCCAGTAAAACCCGAATGTCGTCAAAGGGGCTATGATCGCCAAATTCCAATGTTGGATCGTCGCCCGTCACCGAGGCTCGGAGACGCCGGATCGCTTCATGTTCTGTTTCAGGGGATGACATCACCGACTAACCTCCGCACGGGCGCGTTCCAGCGCACCACCGAACGTCCAGGGCTCGCCGACGGCGATGTTATAAAAACCCAACCAGGTCAGATCGACACAGGTGAGATTATCCCAGCCACGCCTACCATGCGCGGCGCCGTATTGCGCAATTAGGCAATCCGTCTTGTCGCTGAAACAATACAGTTCATCCGGTGGCTGCGTTTCCAGCCAGGCGATCAGGGTCGTGACCAGCAGCGGATCGGATTGCACGTCCCGTCTTGGATCATAGAGCATGACAAACTCCCTGTAGTTATGCTGCCACCTTTGCCGCAGCCGGCTTGTGGATGGTGTCTAGATTGGATTTCAGCGCGGTCTGCAGATGCCGCGGCACAAGTTTCCATTCGGCAGCCAGAGCGTCGATGCCGTTGTGGGCTGCAGTCTGCAGTTTGGTATCCCACTCTATGAAGTCATCGATCTTTCTAGTCCCCTCCTCGCCGCGTGCCCATGCCGCCAGCCTCTGCCCGGTTTCCAGCGTGATCGGCTTGCCGTCCTCCATCACGCTCGCCAGCTCCGGCAGCGTGTATTTGGTGACGTGCAGGTTATGAGCCTGATCAATCCAGCCGTGGATCATCATCTCGAATAAAATATCGTCGGCCTGCTTCGGCTCCAGTTGCGTCGACCGGGACCATTCCGACTTCCCAGGTACTTGCACCATAGGATATTTGGCCCTCATACACACGATGACCAGCGGGATAGGGGTTTGCATAAGCCGCAACATAAAATGTCTTTGGTGCTCTATCTTTGGTTTTTGCCATACCAAGACGCCTTTGACTCCGTTGGCCTGATTCTCCGCCGCCATCGACAGCACGCCGCCAGCGCCTTCCCACTCATGACTCGCTGAGTCGATGATCAGCACGTCCAGCGCCGCTTCTTCCGCCGCGGTGATTGCATCGCCATATGCCGCTGGCGCAAAACTTCCCCTAATAGGACAAACAAGATAATCACCGACAGGATCACGTCCGACATAAGCCTCACCGCGGCCTCCTTCCGTTTCTATCATGCCGATCTTGCCTTGCGGGCCGGCAAAGCCGCGGGCGAGTAGCAACGCGGACCAAGTTTTCCCGCAACCTGATTCGGCGTACAGCCCGATCAGCGGCTTGGCCTCGCTGCGGCGCGCAGTCCGGAAAGTGTAGGTCATATCAGCCCGCCATCTGCACCGTTGGGTCAAACTCGCCGCTGAGTTCGCGATCGAGCCATAACTTTTCCTTATAGCCGGGGAATTCCGGCACGATGCCCTTGGCGGGGTAGCCGGGCCACAAATCGTTTTTTATGCAGCGGCGCCAGGTCGCGGTCGCTATGTCCACCTGCTTGTGGCCCATCAGCATCCAGTGATCGTCAATGTGCATGACGGTCAGTGCATAGGGAGGCTCGGTTTCCTGTGCGATAAAGCGGAAGCGACGCTTGCCCATGCCGCCAGGATCAAGGCTATTGAGGCCACGGTAAATAAAGTTTGCTTGGATGTGCCAACCATCGTTTGCGGCGTGCATTCCGATCACATGCGGCGCGACCGATACCCCTTTGGTCTTATAGTCGGTAATGTTTCTCAGATCGTCAGTCAAGAAGTCGACCAGCGAGCGGCACCAGATGCCACCTTCCTGCCATGCGATCATCACCTCGGGGCAACCGTTGTCGAAGGCGTCGCTATCTTCGTGGCTTGCGAGTTGATCGACAGCAGATGCAACCATGTCGGAAGCCTGCTCAAACTGATGCTGCAGAATAGCAACCTTGCCGGCGTCATGCGCTGCCACCCGTGCCTCCTGCGCCGCCTTGGTGCGGTAGTCCAAGAACGGCAGGATTTCGAAGTCCTTGCCACGACCCAGCATCAGCGCGTGCGCGACGTTGCCTAGATCGAATTTCTTGTCATTGTCCTCTTCCCAATGAGGATTTAGCCGCGGGTGCTCCGTCCACGCGTGCATGGGCGAGCGCTCCAGCAATACCTTGGCGATCGACTGCGTTAGCGACGGTTCGGGGCACGGGTCTTGAAAATAGTCGGCCGGCGAAACGCCGCGATAGATTCCCGGTTTTTCAATTCTCATTGTGGCAACCTCGGCATGTTGTTCAGCTCGTGCCTGCCCGGCAGATCAAATGCCGCCAGGGCCTCCGCGATGATGATTCGGACCTCCAATTCGGCGTCGCTGGAGGAGAACAGCCCAGCCTCGACGATGCCCTCCAAGCAGCCGATCACCTTGGCCAGCGCCAGCGCTTGCTGTTGGTTCATTCGAATATCCCCCATACTGCGACCCATGCCCCGAACCAGATCAGCGCCGACAGCAGGATGACGGCCCAGAAGGCAAGCAGCACGGTATCGACTTCGTAATCGTGTCTCATGGTCGTTACCTTAAGCGCGCGCGAATTTCTTTACAAGAGAAAAATTCGACTTGCGCTTATTTTTTTTGCTGATAGATTCAAAAAATGAAACTTCGCGACTATATCCATTTCAACCGGATCAAGAAGGTTGAGTTCGCCGCTAGGATCGGAGTCAGCCCGAGCCGGATCACCCAGCTTTGCGAGGAAAAGGCGCCTTGGCCCAAGCGCGACCTGGCCCGGCGTATCTTCGAGGCGACGGATGGTCAGGTAACCGCCAACGATTTCATCAACCTGGAACAGGATGTTCAACCATGACATCAAAACTTCCCAACCCGTTCATGCCAGCTCCCGCCGGCCTTCCCTCCCGGTTCCCGGCGGTTGGTCAGGCCTCACCGCGTCAACAAACAGCCCGTGGGCGCGGTGAGGTGCTGGCCCGGTTCGTGCTCGACGAAGAGAAGTTCATGGAGGCGATCGAGGATATCCCGCTGTTTCTGAAATGGCCGCCCCTTGGCCTGAACGATAGCCAGCCCCTCCCGTGGCGGACATGGAGGCGATGATGATGGGATCAGAAACCCGCTGGCCGAAAATGCATGAGGAGCGCCTGGCCGCGCTGGTAGCGACGCACAGTTTGTCTTATGGGATGATGGTGAAGATACTGAACCGCGAGTTCACCACCGATTACACGCGATGCGGGGTCTGCGGCAAGGCAAGGAGGCTGGGGTTGAGTAATCCGTTGAACCGGGTTTCGAAGGACTCGTCAAAGCCCAAATACCTGCCGACGCGCAGGGTGGGGGCCAAACCGAAGCCAAAGTCGGTGCCGCGCAAACCTGATATTTTACTTGAAGAACCGTTGCCAAAGGACTTGACCCTGCTGCAGGTTTGCGACGACGACGGCTGCCGGTGGGCGCACGGCGACGGGCCGTTTACCTTTTGTGGAAACGCGCGATACGAAAACCGGCCCTATTGCGGCTTCCACCTGCTGCGTTCACTCAACACGTGAAGATCGATGACAAATTACGCTACTGAGAAAGACCTACATCCATACGTTAAAAGAACCCACCAAAAGCATGGTGATGCTGGGAAAAGCTATGCTGACCACACGGCAGAATATCGGGCGTGGCGCAACATGAAAGCTCGATGTTGCCCCAACCCTACCGTGCGTCCGGCCTACAAGCATTATTACGGCCGGGGTGTCAGGATTTGTGAGCGTTGGCTTGCGGACTACAAGAACTTTCTAGCCGACGTTGGGCGGAAGCCAAGTCCGCAACATTCTCTGGATCGCTACCCGGACAATGACGGCAACTACGAACCGGGCAATGTTCGGTGGGCCACCAGGAAAGAACAGCGCGCGAACCGCAGGGCTAACCCGTGATCGAGATGGAAGAAGATACCTTCGTTGGCGAGGGCCATTTTTTCCGTGAGAAAGTCGAGGCCGCCGCCCGGATGGCCAAATTTACTGAGTCGCCAATTGAGGTGATGTTTGGTTTGGCCATGCTTGAGCTGATGGATGATGAATGGTTTCTTTATCCGCAATTCAAGTGGCGCCGCTACCGGATCGATTGGGCCCTGGCTGTGCCGCACAAGTCGGCGCCGGTGTTCATCGAATGCGACGGCAACGAGTTCCACACCAAGCCCGAGGACGTGGCGCGCGACCGCCGCCGCGACATCATGATCCGGCGCGCGGGGATCAAACTGTTCCGGTTCACCGGCTCAGAGATTTACCAGAACGCCAAGGGGTGCGCGATGCGGGTCTACAACGAGGCGCGGAAGTAGGTTAACCCGAAATTAAGTTTGGCGTGTCTATCCTCGGCGTTTTCAGGGAGATGATTCGCATGAGCGGCCCAGCCTGGATGCCTTGGTATTGGGGCGACTATCACAGAGACACTCAGGAGCTGAGTACCCTGCAGCATGGCGCTTACATGCTGCTGATCGGTCATTACTGGCAGCATGGCGGGTTGCCGGACAACGACAGGGAACTCGCAATAATCGCAAAACTTTCTAAATATAGTTGGGAAAAAAATCGCGAAACAATTGCAAAAAAGTTTCAAAATAATTGGCGCCATAAGCGGATTGACGCCGAACTCCAAAAAGCAGAACACAAGATAATTCAACGGTCTATCGCTGGCGCGCGTGGCGGTTTCGCGAAAGCAATTGCCAGAGCAAAAGCTGTACCAATTGCTACAGCAAACGGGGTAGCAAAAGAGTGGCAACCGTCTGCCAATCACAATAGTAATATAACTACTGGTCTTTCTGTGGCTGCGCACGAGGACTCGGCAAAGGGCAGGCTGCAGGCATCGCGCGAGCTACTCGAAGTCATGGCGCGGAAAAACGGTCGATGAACAAACGGCACGGCAATTGGCCTGATCCTACCAAGCCGAAGGTTTGCCCATGCTGCGGGAGGCCGGTGCCACCGCTTGGCGTCGAGACCAGGCTGACCATGATGCAGCTGCGGATTTTTGAAACGCTAGACCGTGCGGGGCAGGCTGGGCTCAGGCGCGCCGAGTTGGCCGAAATTGTTTATTCTCACCGCACCTCGTGCAGCCCCACTGCGCTCAACGTGCAGCGCACCCTCATGAAAGCCGCCCTGGCTTCCTTCGGCCTGGAAATCGTGTCGGACCAGAAATGGAACCCGCGCTGGGTGCTGCAAGCTATTTCGCCAGCACCGCAGCCGCCCCTTCCGACAGGAACGCGTGCATTTCCCGCGCGAGGCTGACCGGATCGGACACGTCACGCGCGGCGCACGCGTGCTGCAAGGCGATCTTCCTCAACTCCACGTCGTCGAGCGCCCTCTGGAACTCGGCCAGCATCTGCTTCTGGATCGCCTGTATCTGGTGACCGCTTATCGGTCGTTCACTCTGGTCGGTGGTCGTCATCGGTATCATCCTGCCATTTCCAAAGCCGGCACCATTCATTTTCGGTGACCGGCGGCCAAACATTGGGGATGCTCACTGGAACCATCACAGGACCGCTTGCGGTGACGCTGTGGCCCGGTTGCATGAGTTGGACGAGGTGAGGACCGGCCGCCCTGCAAAACCCACACACGGGCTCCGTATTGGATTTACGGGGCATGTGTCCTTTCTGCCACGCATCGCAGTTCCCGCAACATTGTTTCGCGCGCGAGGGCGTATGGTGCATGTGGGCGGTCATTCGTCGCACCTCCATTCGATCTGAAGTTCGAACACGTCGCGGGCGGCCATGCTCCATAACGGTATCTCGGCGACGATCGCATCGGTTTCCGGGTCGATGATCAGGCCGTAATACGCGCCGGCCCTTTCCCGTGCCACCAGCAATTGTTGCAACGCCACCTTGATGCGTCCGTGTCTTCGGTGGGCTCGGCTCATTTCAGGGCCTCGTCAATCATGGCTTCCCATTCGGCGCGGACTCCGCCGCGTTCATCGCCGATACCGGGACAATCTTCCGTCGCCAGCAACATCGCCAGCGTCGGTTCCCTCATCGCGGCAATGGCGGCACGAGCGCGTCGATACCAAATCTCGCGATTGACCCAGGTTTCGGGCCAGCCTCCCGGCCCGATGTCAGCCTCAAGCAACGCCAGCGCCACCCGTTCCAGCATCTCGCTCATGGTCCCTCCTTACGCGCGTCTGCGTCATTTGACAAATCAAGCTTGCGCTTCACCCGCGCGAATTGGCGTTTGAGATATTCCTCTCGAGCGTGATGGCCCGGACCCTTACCTGCCCAATGTCGCGCAATCTGGCGCGATCGGCCTGACAGGCGGGCAGCCTCGGCAGGTGTGCAGAGACCGCGCTCGAGCAGCCAGGTACACGCGAGTTTGTCTAGGTCAGATGTCGGAAAGCTTGACATCGAAACGGTCTGCCAAATTATCCACATGCCGGTCTAGGGTTTTGAACAACGCCGGTAAATCCTGATCCTTCCAACCATGTAGGCCGGGCGTCCCGAAGCATTTCTCGCTTGCCTGATCCAAAGCGTCGATAACGGCGCGGCGGAAAACTTCCAAAGCGTATTCGCGTGCAATCATCATGTTGATTCTCCCGGTTAATCCTGAAACATTTCGAACAAATCGAGCTGGTCGGCCTCGTCGCTGAATAGGCCATGGTCGGAGGGTTTCTGCGGCACACGCGCGAGTCGGCGAGTGGGCATGACGCTCTTTCGTTCAGCACCGGGCAACACCGCTTGCGGCTTGCCGTCGGCGCCAGGTTCATATCTCCATCTTGTCACCTTGCCGACCGCATAACCCATCGAATAATCATCGGTTTGTCGGTAATTCGGGTCTTTGCTTGGGCACCATTTCTTAGAACGGAATCGTGTCGCCATGGTAAAACCCTTCCTTTGATGTGAGGCACGCGAGACGGAATTGTTCGCGCTGTATCTGGCAGGTCATGCGGAACCGCTCGCGTGTGGCGATGCGCAATTGGTTCCATTCGGACATTTCCTTGAGGCCGCGGCTGTCCCAGTACGCCTTAGAGGTCTCGTACACCACGCTGGCCCCGCCGCCGCCATCCCGCTCGTATCGGTAGCGCTTGAGTGCGGCGAGCTCGGCCATCTGATTCGGGTCGAATGTCATAGGGTTGCCCTTTGCGCCAACGCTACCGAAATAGCGCCGTCGCGGGCCATGGCGTTGACAAAATCGCACCATGCGACTCGCGTGTCGGTCGGTCATTGCGTCTCTCCCGTGGTTGCGATGTCCATTTGTAATATGACAAAGCGACAGGTTCAACGGCGGTTCAGTTCCAAACGGTGAATTTGTGCCCGACCCGCCGCTTGAGCACGGTCGCTTTCCTTTGGTTTATACGAGTAAGAGGCAACGATTTTTTGAGTGTTGCGCTCGACTACGAAATACTTGCGCAAGTCATGGTCGGCCTTAATGTCGTAAAACTTCGTTTTCATCCGCGCTCTCCCTAAATGCCGCTGATGTCATTACCGCAGCGGGTTCGGCCAGCCGAGTGTAAATCCTGCCAATCGGCAAGCTTGCCACGGACAACCTTGATGGTGCCTTCCGAGTTGGTGTAAGAGAACTGCACCACGCCGTTACCCCAATCCATCATGATTGTTGCGGTCTTGCCATTTGCGAGTTTGAAGGTTTTTGCCACGATGTTTTCCTTTCGACGTTCTATTTGTCGCACGACAAAGCGATAGGTTCAAGCAATAAGGTACGTTATCACGATGATGTGATGCTAAATCCGCTTGGCGACATCGCGGCCATTGCACTTGCTGCACCGGAAGCGAGCGGCGTGCAGCGCATCCTCGGTCATATGGACCGCCGCCTTATGTCGGCAGGTCCGGCATCTGATAGGCCAGCGTTTCTTGGTCCTGGAGCGGTGATAGTCCCCCGCCTCCCTCGGAACCATTTCGACGCTTCCGCCGCTGTACCTTGCGCTGTACCGCAAACCCACGTTGCAGTTCCTTAGACCATGAGCGGCCAATCCGCTCTTTCCTGATTCGTCGCCAATCCAGATTTGCGCATCTGGCCCAACCCTCGATTAGCTGCCGGGAGACACCGGCAAACGCGGCGATTTCCCCTGGCGTACCCATCCCTAGCGAGAGCAATCGCAGCGCCACACGCTGGGCCATAGGGTCTTTGGCTGTCCTCATAATTTGCGAATGGCAAAGTCGAAAGTCAAAGTCAAGAAATCAATTGTGGCATTCCTGACATAATCGCTGATATATCAGTAGCAACATCAATAACATAAAAATGGTACTTGACAACCATTAGAAAAAACGAGCATTTTCTCGCCCGCCGCCACGTGTGCGCGCACCCACACTTCCTTTAACCTCAGAAAGGCCAGTCAAGATGCTCTCAGATGCTGAGATCGTCCGCCGACTGAAAGCGCTCCGATACTCTCCGCAAGGCGAGCGATACGCCAGGCGAGCCCCAACGCTCAATAGCGTCACCGAAGCTTCCGGCCTCACCCGAGTGCACGTCTACAACATCATTCGGACCGGCAGTCTCGGTGCCGAGGCCCGTCTGAAATTGAACCAAGCTTTTACATGTTTGGACCGCCAACGCGAAAGAACGCGAGTTTTCTACCCGTAGCGAGCGGCTTTTCAAGCCTGATTCGCCGTTAATTCACCGTTTGTTCACGCACTATATCTAGCGTCGGTGAGAGCGTGCGATTAGTAATCACATGGTCTAGTAGCAATATCAACGGTTTAGCGGCCTGTTTCCCCTATGCACACGCTATGCACCCTCGCCCCGCCCCGCCCCGCCCCTGGCGCCCCGCGGTTTTCCAACCTCGATGGGTCGCGAGATTTGAAATCGAGGCGCCCCGCAACCCGTACACCCCCGGAAAAAATTCTATCCGGTGGTTTTGCAAATCGTCTTAGTGTTGCAGGCACAAGTTGGAGGTTTGAGATGCGGGTTATGAGTGGAATGAGCGGGTTGGATGAGCTGTTGCTGGTGCTGGATTGGGTGCTCCGCAATGACCTCGTTCTGCCGGAACAGGTGAACGAGGCCTATGCGGCGCTGCACAAGCGTCAGGCGGAGCACCGCGGCTTCGACGATGTGTCGGAGGGCGATTGATGGGCGCGTTTGCCTTTTGGTGGGAGGAATGCATGCATCTGCTGCGGGAAAATATGTCACCGCAATTGGCGATGGAAATGGATTGGGGCGACGCTCATCTGCCGATCGTCCGCAACTCGTTCGCCAATCCGTACATCTGGGGCTGGCACAGATTTCTGTGGTGGGAGCGGACGCGGCGTGGCTTGAGGTATTGATGAAAGTCTGTGTGATCTACGGCCAGGGCGGGGTGTTCACGTCGTTCGGGATGTATCTGCTGTCGCAGCGCATTGCGGGGCTATACCCGGCGGCGGTGGTGTCGACCTATTCGTGGAGCGACCCGGCGCTGATTGCGACCGACATTTCGGAGTGGAGGGCTCACGGCACCGGCCATCTGGTCGTGATCGGCTATTCGCTGGGCGCCAATTGCGTGACCTGGGTGCCGACGTATACGAAGACCCCGATTGACCTCGCGGTATGTTACGACCCTTCCGTGCTGTCGATCGTCACCAACCCGGGCCCGACGATCAAGCGATTGCTGCTCTACCACAACACCGATTGGGAGCCGGAGGGACATGCCATCCTGATCGGGCCGCAGGTCGAGCGCACCGAAATATCGATGCCGCATCTTTCCGTCTGCTACAGTGAGACGCTGCACCAAAAGAC